AAAATATTTAAGCGTGTTAGGAAAAGATTAATTAAACTGTCTTTAGAGAATAGAAGATTGAAAGTGCAGCTTAATTATTATAAAAGCGTAGTAGAGTCATATAATAAAACAAAACACTAATAATGGCTAAAAAAAAATCAAAATTTCGCCATATTCAAATTGGCTCAAAAAAGTTTTATTTTTATAAAATAACTTGGTTAGATATTACAGGAGATTCAGGACACGCCACCTCCCAAGAATTTAATAAGTTCCTACCCTCTAAAATGATAACACATGGCTATATATTTAAGAAAGATAAGAAATATGTGTGGACATTTGCATCTTATGACACAACAGAAGAGAGCTTTAGTGATCGTAATGTATTTCCTATTGGATGTGTGTTAAATATGGAGAAGATAGAAGTATGAAAAACGACAAAATTAAGGCACAGACACAGAAAAAACAAAATGTAGTAGGCAGACCTAGAATTAAGCTAGATATAGAAATCCTTAAAAACCTTGCCTCTATTGGTTGTCCTACTTATGAGATTGCTAGTGTAGTAGGTGTATCTGCTAGGACATTAGAAAGAAATTATGCCGAAATTATAGACACTTATAGAGAGAAAGGAAAATCCTCTTTACGAAAGAAAATGTGGGATAAAGCAATTAAAAAAGACAATACTCTCATGCAAGTCTTTTTAAGTAAAAACGTATTAGGTATGTCTGACAAAGTACAACAGACAAATGTTACAGAACCACTACCGCTTATAATAGATGGCAAAGCTGAAGATGTTGAAGTAGAAGATGGCAAAAAGAAAAGGTAACGTCTGGGGAGCTACAGTCGTTTATGAAAAAACTTTTAATGGAACATCCATTGGGAGACGACCAAAGATGAGTACCATGAATAAACATAAACGTAGAAGTTGGAAGAAGTACAGAGGGCAAGGTAGATGAAGCGACAAATGTTCTATTCTAATGGAGAGATGATAGATTATAGACTGCCACAAACTTTTCAACAATCTAAAAATAAATCTGCTTGTGGTAATTGTGCCTGGTTCAGTAATAGAAGAGGTTTTTGCAACATTTTTAAAGCATTTGGTGTAAGAGATAATTATGTTTGTGATAAATGGAGATTGAGATATTTTAAACGATGAGAGACAAATTGTTATCCAGAATTAACCAAGCTGCTAACGATTACCATAAAACAAAAGACCCACAATACAAAGACCTTTGGTACAAACTTATAAAAGAATTTAATCAACTAGAAACAGACTATCAAGGAGGATCAGCATATAAAGCAATACTCAAACTGTTTGCTGATAACCTTAAAAAATGAAAGAGCTTATCATTACACTTATATTGGCTAAAGGTCAGTTTATGCACATAGAAATCTTTGATCTATCTTGCCATGATTGGTACAAGAAAAATGTTGTTATAAGGGAATATAAAATAAAGCTACCTAATAGAAATCACTTCTATCATAAATATAAAGGTAAGCACGTTTTTGGTTATGTTTGTGGCAAACATTAATATTTTATGCTATTAGTCATCTATGGCTAAATACAGAGGAAGAAAAGTAAAACTTGGTAAAATAATGCGAGGAGACGTTAAGAAGTTTAAAGTCTTTGTTCGTAATAGAAGAACAGGTAAAATTAAGAAAGTTAATTTTGGCTCAAAAACAATGTCTATCAAAAAAAACATACCAGCTAGAAAACGTAGCTTTATGGCTCGTATGGGTGGAGTATTAAGAAAAGTAAAAGGACAGAAATCATTGAGTCCTGCTTATTGGGCAATAAGGAGCTGGAGATGAAAAAGTTAATAGACAAAATAGAACAATGGCTACTTAAACTTATGGGTTGGAAATGAAAGTAAGTGAATCTACAAATATAGCAATGCCAATTAAAAACCTAGTAAGCATTATAGCTGCAGTTGCTGTAGGTGTTTGGGCTTATTTTGGAATTACAGAAAAACTTAATAATCATGCAACACAATTAGAGCTTATGCAAAAAGATTTAGACAAGGCAGTAGAGTTTTCTATTAAGTGGCCCAGAGGAGAAATGGGATCATTACCTGCTGATGCAGAACAATTTTTATTAATAGAAGATGCTATTAAAGATATTGAACAAATAGAAGAAGAATTAAAAGAAAGTCGTCATAACGCAACTAACATAAAAAGATTGCAGTCTGATGTAGAAAGACTTATAGAGCAAATAGAAAAACTTAAAGATAAAGTTAGAAGTAACGGAGGATAAATGTTATTAAAGATTAAAAAATTTTTTAGAAAAATAGCAAAATGGATTGTCGAGCAATACGACAGTTTTAATAGGTAATAAGATGAGTGAACTAGCAGTAGGAATAATTGCTCTTTGTATGATATACAAGGGCGGTGTAATCGAGCATACTTACGTCAAGGATCAGAAAATGAGTACCTGCCTGAAAATGAAAAGGACTGTAGAACGATCTGTTAATCCACAAAATGTAAGAATGGCTTGTGGTAAAATAAAAGCAATGGTGGAAACAGATGAAACAGGTAGGAAAAAAATTACAAAGATTATTGAAGATAAGTATTGATGTATTTCTTTCATTCTTTGAAACGTATGGTGCTAAAGTATCTAACTGGGCATGGAATAAACGATGGAAAGATAGACCATACATTAAATACATGGGAACAACAGGTAAAATTTATAAATTCTTTAAAGAGTCTGACAAATGAAGTTTATGTTAATTATGTCAGTTTGCTCCTTTCTTTCAGGAGAGTGTAAAGCTCCAGTTAAATTTGAACCTTATAACTCTTGGGCAGAATGTGCTTATGCAGCACAATTAAATGGATTAACTTTGCTACAAGCAGAGGGTATCGAGAATGTCAATAAATATAGATTAGCAGTTAAGTATGGTTGCAAACCAGTAGTAGAAATGTAAAATACTACATTTATGAAGATTACCTTAACAAAGGCACAACATAAAGTTAGTCAATCAAAAGCAAGGTTTAGAGTTCTTATATCAGGTAGAAGATTTGGTAAGACACATTTAGCAATTACAGAAATGATGAAGTATGCAGCTAAACCATTACAGAATATATGGTATGTAGCTCCTACTTTTAAAATGGCTAAAGAGATATGTTGGTCTAACTTAAAAACAATGCTTCATTCATTTAATTGGATAGAAGATATAAACGAAACAAACCTTACAATTAAAGTTAAGAAATCAAATAGTGTTATATGTCTAAAATCAGCAGATCAACCAGATGCTTTACGAGGTTCAGGAATTAACTTTTTAATATTAGATGAGTTTGCAGATATAGATAAAAGAACCTGGTACGAGGTATTACGAGCTTCTATTGCAGACACTTTAGGAGATGTTTTATTTTGTGGTACACCTAGAGGATATGGAAATTGGAGTTATGAATTATATCTCAAAGGTAAAGATGACAAAGAATGGGATAGCTTCCAATATACAACATTACAAGGTGGCATGGTATCAAAGCAAGAATTGGAACAAGCTAAATTAGACCTTGATGTTAGAACATTTAGACAAGAGTTTGAGGGTACATTTGAGAACTATGCAGGAAGTGTTTATTACAATTTTCATCCTGTAGAAAGTGTCATAGAACGTAAGATAGATTGGTCTAAACCATTACATTTAGGAATGGACTTTAACGTGGACCCGATGAGTGCTGCTGTTGCACAGATAGAAAAAGATAAGGTTTATTTTGTAGATGAGATAATAATATATTCAAGTAATACTGACGAAATGTGCCAAGAGATACGAGATAGATACGGAACTAAAATACCTATCTTTGTTTATCCTGATCCTGCATCTAAACAACGTAAAACTTCTGCTGGTGGCAGAACAGATTTAAGCATATTACAAAACGCAGGATTTAAAGTTAAAGTTAAACACAAGCATCCAGCAATTAGAGATAGAGTCAATGCAGTTAATTCAAGACTAAAAGATTCTAAAGGCGATAGGCATATTTTCATTAGTAATTATTGCAAAACATTGATAAAAGGATTACAAAGACAAATATACAAGGAGAATACAAATATTCCTGATAAGGAAGAGGGATTTGACCATATGAACGATGCACTTGGTTATTTAATAGATTACATAAAACCATTAACTATTAAATCTGATTTTTCTTCTCCAACAAGATGGAATATGAAACAAAGGCAATATGGCATACGACAAAGATCAGGCACTAGATACTCATAAAGACTACAAAGAGAACATTTCAAATTGGGAGTATTTCATTAGGTCATATAATGGTGGCTATGATTATAAAGTAGGTCAATATTTAAACAGATATAATTTAGAATTAGATAACGAGTTTAATCAACGATTGCTTAACACTCCTTGCGACAATCATTGTAGAAACATAATCCAAATTTACTCATCATTCCTTTTTCGAGTCAAACCAACGAGGGAATTTGGAGATATGGAGAATGAAGCTAGTTTAGAATCATTCTTAAGAGATACTGACCTAGATGGAAACAGTTTTGATAGTGTTATTAAACAAGCTCAAAATTATGCTTCTATCTATGGTCATTGTCTTTTAGTTTTAGATAAACCAAAAGTAGTTAGTGAAACAAAAGCACAAGAGCTAGAGCAAGACATAAGACCTTACCTATCTATTGTAACTCCTGAAAACATAATGGATTGGAATTACAAAAGAGAAGTTAATGGTAAGTATTCTTTAGACTATCTTAAAATTAGAGAAGAGGTAGATAAAGAGGGTGGTACTTATTTTAGGATGTGGTTTCCAGATCGTATAGACACAGTTTATATGGATGACTCTGGAACTGAACCAAGATTAATAGATACTGCCGAGAATCAGATTGGCAAGATACCAGCAGTTATCTTATACAACTCAAAATCTCATAAGAGATTTGTTGGTCAATCTGACTTAACTGATATTGCTGATTTGCAAAAAGCTATCTACAATGAGTTTTCTGAAATAGAACAGCTTATTAGATTAACAAATCATCCATCGTTAGTTAAAACACCATCGGTAAATGCTTCTGCTGGAGCTGGTGCAATAATAGAAATGCCAGAAGAGATAGAACCAAATCTTAAACCATATCTATTGCAACCAAGCGGACAAAACTTACAAGCTATTATGGAATCTATTACAAAGAAAGTAGATGCTATAAATAGAATAGCTCATACAGGAGCAGTAAGAACTACTAAACAAGCAGTATCATCAGGCATAGCTTTACAAACAGAATTTGAATTATTAAATGCAAGACTATCAGAAAAAGCAGACAATCTACAATTAGCAGAAGAACAACTATTTAAATTATATGCTGATTTCCAAAACACAAAATTTGAGGGAGAAATAAACTACCCTGAAACATTTAACATCAGAGACTTTGCAGCAGACCTTATGTTCTACCAACAAGCTAAATCAGTTAATGTAGGATCGCCAACATTAGGCAAAGAAATAGACAAAGAGATTGCAAGAGCTGTTGTAGATGACAACGAACAATTAAATATTATCTTTGATGAAATAGACAACAAAACAGAAGTAGGCGAATTTACACAAGACGAAGTAGAGAAAGAAACAGTAGAGGAAGAAGAAGTATAAGGCGACCATATTTCAGATCGCCTTATTTTATTTACTTACTTTTGATTATTTTTATTCTTTCATCAATACAAGTTTTAAGATATTCTAAACTTCGTAAATCAGATTCAGAGATCATTTTCATAGTGTGATAAATCTGTTCTGCTTTAGGAAAAATTTTAGATTTTTTTAACTGTTCAGTAGTTAAAGTTCTTTTTCCTTTAGATACAAAGTTTATTATATCGTCAGCAACTTTCATTGCTTCAGGACTAGGTTTATTATTCATATTTATTACCTCCTTTTTACTATTATACCACACGCACTTTTTCAAAATGCTCTAGAAGTAAGCAAAGTGAATTGTGGCAAAAAATAAGTGGCTTGGCAGTAAGCAAAAAAAAATGAAGAAAATGCTTTTTTGAGTTTTTCACTTTTTTATGATAGACAAAGTTTATGGCAGATATTACCCAACAAATGACCAATTATCGAATCAAGCAAATTGAGTTTGCTGAAGCTGAATATTACGAACAACTCACTAAAGTTTTAGATAAGATAGAAGATGATATAACTTCATTAGCAGGTAAATCATTACCTTTAACTGATGGTAAGCTAATAGAGTTAAGAGCAGCTATTGCTATTAGACCTCAAATTAAAGCTGTCCTGGAAAGAGAATATCTAGCTTGGTCAGATAGAGTTGTTAGAGAGGGATTTAACAAACAAGCTAAAAGAGTTGAACGAGCTTTTAAGAGAATAGGTAGAATACCACCAGCATTTCAAGAACTTACAAAAGGTGATCTAGCTTTAGTACAAAATTTAAAGCAACAATACTTTACACAGTTTAAAGATATATCAAACACCTTTACAAGAAGATTATCAGAAAAGGTTTATCAAAATACATTATTAGGTTCTGAATTTACTGTTTTAGAAAAAGAATTAAGACAAACAATTAATGGAATATATGCAAGTTCCAAAGACCCTGAAATTAATAAGCTAGTTAAGTTTGTTAAAAACAATAAGAATAAAAAGCGTATGCAACGCAAGGTAGAGAAAGCAGTTGCTACATTACAATCTAAATTTGGCAGAGATAGAGCTGGAGAAAACATGAAAAGATATGCAGGACAGCTATTAAACGACTCATTACGAGATTTTGATGCAACATTAAACTTTAATAAAGCTAATGATGCAGGACTTACTTATGTTAGGTACTATGGAGACATCATTCCTACAACTAGACAAATATGCAGAGGTTTGGTAAGTAGAACTATCGGTAAAAAAAATGGACTTTTTACGATTGATGAAGTCAGAAAACTATGGGCTAGTCGAAGTTGGACTGGTAAGAAAGCTGGAAATCCTTTGGTAGTTCGTGGTGGTTATAATTGTCGTCATCAATGGAGCTACGTCAGTCCTGATTGGTTTGATAGTAGCGGAAAACTAATAACTTAATAAAGGAGTGAACTATGTCCGAAGAACAAAAAACTGTTGCACCTGCAACACAAGAAACACCAAAAGAAGAACCTAAAGTAGAAGTTCCAAAAGCAAAAGAAATGACTTTTACACAAGAGCAATTAGATAACATTATTAAATCAAGATTAGATGCTGAACAAAAGAAGCATCAAAGAATGTTAGATGATGCAAAGAAAAAAGAAGAAGATGCTGCTAAAGAAAAGCTAGTAAAAGAAGCTAAATCAAAAGCAGAACTTGAAAAACTTATGCAACAAAGAATATCTGAAAAAGATTCAGAAATTTTGAAGTATAAGAACGAAATTAAAAAAGAAAAGATTGATAACTCTGTATTATCTGTTGCTTCTAAAAACCAAGCAATTAATCCAGGTCAAGTTGTTGCCTTACTAAAAGATGGCATCAAATTAAATGATGATGGAAGAGTAGAAATACTTGATAATAATAACAATATTCGATATAACGAAAAAGGAAACCTTTTCACAATCGAAGAGAGAGTTAAAGAGTTTTTAGATGCAAACCCACATTTCCGTCAAGGGTCAAAGTCTGGATCAGGAAGCCAGAGTGCCATCGAGGGTAAAACTGTAAAACCTTTCAACATTCAGGAACTAGATATGAGTAAGCCAGAGGATCGTGCAAAGTATGCAGAGTATCGCAAACAACGAGACTCGAAACCTACTCAAATTAACTTAAACAAATAAATATAAGGAAAAATAACAATGGCAAACGAAAGCACAAGTTCTACGCTATCGGAACTATACACAGAGATAGTGGCAGAGGCATTATTCGTAGCAAGTGAAAAATCAATTATGAGACCACTTGTAAAAAATTATGCTATATCAGGTGGTGGAAAGTCAGTTGAAGTTCCAATCTATGCAGCAGTAAGTGCAGCAGCAGTATCGGAAGCATCTGATCTATCTAACACAGCAATCAATCCTACTTCAGTTACTATAACAGCATCTGAAAATGGGATTATGACAACTTTAACAGACCTAGCAAGAAATGCAGCTCCAAGAAACGTAGCAGCAGATATTGGTAGATTGTTTGGTGAAGCGATTGCAAAAAAACAAGACACAGACCTAACAGCATTATTTGATGGTTTTAGTACAGCAGTCGGTTCAGGCTCAACAGCTTTAACTGCAGCATTAGTATTTCAATCAATCGCAAATGTAAGAAACGCTGGAGTGTCAATGGACGGAGTATCAGCAGTTTTACATCCAATGGTCGCTTATGATCTTAAAGCTAATTTGACTAATACTTTTGCAAATGCAAATGGTAATGATTTAGCAAACGAAGCATTAAGAAATGGTTTTGTTGGAAGATTAGGTGGAGTACCTATCTATGAAACAACAAACATAGATAACGATGGTACTGCTGGAGATTACAAACAAGGTGTGTTCCATAAAGACGCATTAGGTTTAGCTATGATGCAAGACCTCAAAATCGAAACTCAAAGAGATGCTTCTCTACGAGCAGATGAGATTGTTGCAACTTCAGTATATGGTGTTGGAGAATTAAACGATACTTATGGTGTCGAATTACACTCTGATTCATCAATCCAATAATAATTGGGTACTTTGTGAGGGTGGGCAACTGCCCTCACTTTTAACAAAGGAGAATATATGGATATACAATTAACAAATGGCAAAAAAACAATAACAAGATCAAAAGAGCAATACGAAGCTAATAAAGCACATTTTAAAGTAAGAGGTTTCACACCATTAAAAGAACAATCAGCAGTAAAAAAGGTTGTTGAAAAAGCTAAAAATGTTGTAAAACTTAAACCAGGTAAAAAGAAAAAAGGAAAAAAGTAAGATGGACAAACTAGACAAGATAGGTTTTTTTATAGACGATCATCCAAGACCAATAGTAATAGGACTTGTTATTGTTATAGTTATCTTACTGGTGTTTTAATATGGCAAACTTTACAGGTGCAAATGTTTGTGATGTTGTTGAAATAGAAACATATCAACCAGATGTTTTTAGTTTTGGTATTGCGTCAGGCGACTCTAAAGTTTCACACTACATCACTCAAACAACAAACGACATTTTTAGACAGTTAAGAATTGAGTGGTTTCCAACTTACAAAAGCAATATCTATACAGATATAACTGTTTTAAATACTGCTGAAATGGTTAATACTAAAGTTAATTTAGATCAGTTTAAAAGAGCTGGTGTATATTTATTTTTATCAAGATATTTTTTACCATCATTAACTAAATTTAGACCTGAAGCTGACAAAGATCGTTTTGAAAGAATGATTGAGTTTTACAATTCAGCTTATGTCAAAGAGTTTCAAACTATATTGCAAGACGGAGTAGAGTACGATAGCGATTCTGGTGGAACAGTAACTGCTAGTGAAAGAGAACCTCTACATGGATATAGAAGATTAACAAGATAATGAAAACTTGTAAAAAGTGTGGTTGCACTTGTCATTGCAAGGATGAGTTACACGCAGACGACTACGGAGTTTGTACTTGTGATGATTGTAGATGTAGTCCTGCACCAACAAATGAGCAATAATGGGAATACAATTATCTATTAAAACTAATCAAAAACAAGTCTCAAAAAATATAAAAAGATACCAAAGTTTCTTACCTAGAATATTTGATAAAGGATTAAAACAAGCAGGATTTCATTTATTAGAAATTATCAAAGAACTTACAAAGAAAGGTGTTGATTTTAGACGTATGCCTTTTGCTCCGTATTCAGAGGGTTATATTAAACGATTAGAAAAAGAGGGTAAAAAAACAACAGTAGATTTGTTTTACGATGGTCGTATGTTAGGTAGTCTTACTCCCTCATCAACTATTAAAAAAAGAGGCAAAGATAAAGTAACTTTAGCTTTTTCTAACGCACAAATGAGACAAAGAGCTTTATTTAACCAAGTTTTAAAAGAACCAAAAAGAAAGTTTTTTGGGTTTGATAAAAGGACAGAAAGGATTATAAATAAAGGGTTTGAAAGATTTGTTGCAAAACATTTAAGAAGAGTAAGAATATGAGTGTAAGAGAAAACATAGCAAGTAACATAAAAACAGTTGTTGATGCAATCAGCAGTCCTGATGTAAAATTATGCACAAGGCAACCATTTGAATTAGAAGAATTATCACAAGCACAATACCCAGCAGTAATAGTACAAACATCTGAAGAAAACAGAGAAGATTTAGAACTAGGAAGTGGTGCTAAAACAAGAACTGGTACTATTGATTTTGTATTACTAGGTTTTGTCAAAGGTGCTAACACAAATATAGACACTTTAAGAAATGAGCTTATTACTGCCATTGAAACAGCTTTAGAAAGTGATATAACGAGATCAGGCAACGCATTAGATACAGAAGTCGTACAAGTAGAAACAGACGAGGGTACATTGTTTCCTGTAGGCGGTATTAGAATGGTTGTTAGATGTATGTATCAATATCAATCTGGAACACCATAGGAGGTTAAATGAACAAAGATAAAATACTAGATAAAATAGAGAAAAAAATAGACCAAATAGAAAAGTTACATGATAAGGAATCTTTACTTTGTGAAGAAGTCAAAGACTTAATATCTGAAATAAGAGAAGAAGATATTGAGGAAAATGATGACATTGAAGAAGAAGATTTTGATGATGAAGATATTGACGATGGGGAAGATAAGTAGTAAAAGAATTTATTATGGCTAAAGATATTAAATTATATAAAGATGGGCATGAAGTTATAATTAACGAAACTCAACTTGAAAATTTTATTGCTCTTGGTTATAAGCGAGAACAAGACAAACAAGATAAACCAAAAAAGGAAAATAAAAAATGGCAACACACTTCGGAAAAGAGGGCGTAGTTAAAGCTGGTGGAACTGGTATAGGCGAATTAACTGGTTACACACTTGAAACAACTGCTGATGTTGTAGAAGATACTCAATTATCAGATGCAACTAAATCATTTGTAGCTGGAAGAACATCATTTTCAGGAACTTTAGAAATGAGTTATGATGAAACTGATTCTCCACAACAAACACTAACTGCTGGGACTTCAATTTCTTTTGTATTAGGCCCAGAGGGTGATGGTTCAGGAGATGAAATTTTTTCAGGTTCTGGAATTATTACAGGTATGAGTGTTAATGTTGGATTAGATTCAATAACTACAAGATCAGTTACTTTTCAAGGCACAGGCACATTAACAAGAGGAACTGCTTAATATTAATTTATGTCAGTTATTGACAGAGCCAAATCACACTTTGAGAGTTTAAAACCATGACTAT